TAAAAAATTTTTCTACAAAGCGTCGCATGTTTCTGCAATCGTATCGCATGATATCGGATGGTGTATCGTAAATAGTAACAATCCATTCTTTATGCTCGTGTACAACCTTCCGTTTTTTGAAGGCGACACGAACATAAGAATGTTTAATCATCGGTTTATTAGAACGGCATGTCATCCGTTACTGCCTCAGTTTTAGCTTGCTTTGCAGCTCGCTTTTCCTTAGCGGCTTCGCTATTTGGATCCCAAACTGAACAGCATGGCTTTCCGTTTTTAGACATAAACATCTTCAGGTAGATGTTACCACCTTTACCTTCGCTGTCACGCTGTGTTGCGTACTTGTCAATCATCTCTCTAAGATCTGTATCCTTAAAAGACACCGACCAGCTAGAAAGTTGTCCCTCGTAAAAACGAGGTTCTTCTGCGTACCCTACGAGTACTGAATCATACTTAGTATCACTCATGATAAAATAATTTATAAATTAAAAAATATAATTGAAGGCAAACAATTTGCCTTTACAATTCTAAACAATAAACTCCGCATAACTTTCATTAGTTGGAGATCCTTCCTTCAGCCATTTGTTAATATTTGCAACAGCTTCTATGAATTTCATTTCACCTTTGAATAAAGTTTCTTCTGAACACTTTACAAGGGCTGGGTAAAAAGGGTATGCCTTTTCTTGGACAACCCAGTAGTAATCTTTAATACCAAATACTTTTGTATATATGTATGCTTGGATATCATAACTCCAACTATTTACATCATAACGAAATTTATTTACGCTACGTGCACTTTTGCTATCTGTTATAAATCCATCACCTAAACAATCAAGAAAACCTTTAACAGGCACTCCGTCAATTTCCTCATTGAATTCTACCTGATACTCACCCTTTAAATAAGTGTTAAGCAATCCACAGGCATCTAATCTCTCAATCATCTCATTCGCTTTCTTCCAGTCCTCCGCACTAACCATCGTCTTGTCCGCATTCTTTTTAGAATTTTCTTCCTTCCATTCTTTATATCGCTTTGTATTTCTAGGATACTTACCGCCAATATCAGCAACGATATCAGCATCATCAAGAACGTAATATATTTCATTTGCTTTATCTTTTTCAAATAACAACATATCGTAGAGGGTGCCAAAGTGTAAAGCATCTGATTCTTTCTTTAGTTGTCCTCTCATGTACATTTCCCATAGACGCATATCTCCTAGGGCGTATTTTATAGAGGAGTAAGAGAGATGCCCCTTACCTACTTTTTCAGTTAATTGTTCTCTTAAATTCATTTATTATTTCTTTTAATTGGTTTATATTATTAAATTGTTTAAGCCCTATGAATCCATGGAATCCAGACTTAACACCCCTAGATCTAAGACGTTCATCTATAATAAGTTTATCGTCTTGATATCTGTTTAGTGTATCTGCCGAAGCTATTCCACATACATATACCCATTTTTTTTTCCATAGTATGCATATAATTTCAGGGTGTGTGCTATGTTTTCTTACGAGTGGGAATACACCAAAGTTTACAGTCTTCACTCCTACATCTAGACCTACGTCTGCTAGGTCGGGGGTGTTATAGTTCTTGGATATTCCAACTGTCCAGTTTACAATGCCCTGCGTATCAAGCAATTTTTCTAAAGCTAATTCACCAGCTGTACCAGTATAGAATCTTTTATACATAGACTTATAGTCACGCTTATAGTGTGATTCCTTTTCTTTATGTTCGATTACACGCTCACAGAAATCATCTATGCGTTTAACTTCCATATCATCCAATTCTATTAAAATAAATTTAGATGAATAAGGTACTACACTAAGTCTATACGTCTTGGACATTTGCTGAATCTTTTATCATCTGTCTTAAAATTTTCTGTCTTGGTTTTATCCAGTCTTTAGTTCCTTTCTTTCTTATTTTCATGGATCTTGCAGAAAGGTATGCTTGATTGCCATTGCTTGTTGTGATTAAATAAACACCGCTAGTTATCTCATTAGATAAATCTACGTTCCATCTCACAAACTTTTCCATATTTCTATACTTAGTTAATTGAGATCTGTGAGTTTTAGCACAATTGCATATATTTTTATGATTACATCGTTTGTATTTATTTTTGACTAAGTGTTTTACACCGCCTTTATCTTTTGTGTAATTAAACCACCAAAGTGTATCACGAAGTTCAACAGGTGTATTATCGTACAAACTTTTTGATCCCTGTGATTTGCTTTTCTGTAAGCTGATCCCCATATTTTGTTGTAATCTGATCAAATGCTTTGCGTTTATCTGTAGATGATTTGATATAAGCTATGGCTTTATCCATGATATTTTCTACTGGTTTTGCAGGATTTGATGATAGTGAGTCAGACTCCTGCTTGGCTATAGCATCCGTTACCTCATTAGCTGAAGCAATAGATGTATCTATACCTATACCCATCATAGCAAGGGCTCTACCTACAGCTGACGTTTCGCAATTCTCTACGTAGCTTGTTTTATTGATATGACTTGCTGAACGCTCTTCATGTGCATGTCCCGCAGCGATAACACGCTGATTAGTATCAGCTATGATGCATTTACATACGCACATTTCTGAATCTATATGAGTGAATTCTGTTGATATAGTCCAGTTTTTGTATTCTTCCTCTTGGCGGAAGAACTTGATACGCTCGTTAACTTCGACGTATTGTTTGCCACGTATGTTCGTGGTCTTAAATTTATAATTTGACATGTATTAAATTAAATTAGGGTTTACAAATATATAGGTTATTAACTTGAGTTGCAAGTTTTGTGAATTAAAATCCAAAGTTTTTACACGTGTCGTATAGGTTTGACATTCTGTTTGCTAGCATTATTTTTGCTCTATCGCTAGAATTCCAATCAGCAAGTTCATATTCTTTTACGAACAGCTTGACAAGGTGCATAGCATCTACGTGCTTAGGTGTTAATTGCATAGTTGGGGGTAATAAATATTCTGTTGTTTTACTCATGATGAAGAAATTACTGATACATAAATGTTTTCGGGTGCTGACTTAAAGAATGAAAGTAATGCAGGGCATAACCAAAACTGAAAGCCATTAAATGTGTTTAGGGCAGGAGTAAATGCTTTTACTACTTCATACATATTTCCCATGCCTTCACCTAAGTCTGCTATGTGTTTTACGTGAATCTCATGATCAGGAATTGGGTTTGCTGAAAATATGATCGTGCATTGCGTATTGTTCACATCTGGCAATATATTACCACTCATAACGTCAAACATCGTGTCTGCACCTGCAACGAAAGGCTCTTTGATAAGACCTCTGTCGTGGTCATCAAACACCCACAAGCCGTCATGCTTGTATGCTCGTAGTGAAAAGATAGAATTTTTTGTGCTATCACCATTAAGGTGTGTTTTGTATTCTTCTAAGTGATGTTGTTGAATATCACCTTTATAGAATCCGTTTTTGAATCTGTTTATTATTGTTTGTATAAATTTCATGTGTTAATAGTATAAAATATTGTTAGTAATAGAATTGCATTTACTACCCATATAATGGTAGTAAAAAGTTTTGATTGTTTGCTTTGTGGATCATATATCATCTTTATTGCTTTGGTATGTTAAGTAGATAGCCCCTACTATATAAAATAAAGCTACGGGTATAAGTAATGTCATGTTAATTAAATTGGATGATAAGAAAGGAGGACTTGGGTTACCTGTTTAGTTGTTAATAAATAGTTTGCCCCCTCGCTTATCAAAGTTTTGTGTGAGTAAGAGGAATCGAACCTCTTCGCATAACCAAATCAAAAGCGGTCAGCACGAACCAAATCGCCTGGGGTACATCACTCCCCCAACGTGCATGCCAGACACTCACTGCGTTATCTGTTGTCTAGGTATATAAGAAGTATTATCCAAAATAACACTACACAGAAACACCATATTGTTTTTAGATTATATTTATTCATAACTAATTAATATATAATTAGTTATCGAAGTCTACATAAATCTTTGCTTTATCGCAAAATGTTTCTACAACCCACTCGATAGCTTCACTATCGTTTAGATCTGTGTACATCTCATATGCACAGACTAGTTCGGATGTGGATAGGTTTCTAAATGGATTAAGCATTTTCATAGCAATCTTCATTAGATAATTCTACCATACTTTCATAGAACTTTTTATTATCTAAAAGAAAGGACATGTCATGTTTGTTTTTACCATACCCGTAATATACTTGATCAATATGTATATGCATACCTTCAGGGTATTCTTCTATGTAATATACCAATGTAGCCTCTATACCGCATC